GCCTACAAGTAAGCCAGCCATCCCATTCATCACCGAAAGGAGAAAAAAGTGTAGGATGTAACTCGTAAGCTCATAAAGGCTCTATGGAAACAAAGTAATATCTCCAGAAAATATCCTCCGGGGAATTTTTGAAGACCGCCGCGATGCCATAGGGGGTGTCATTTTGGAGACCCCTCCCCCATGGTTTCATCATTATCTATACCGATTTATCGAAGTTTCTTGTGTTTTAAATCGTTCTTAAACGAATTTAGGACACTTTATCCATTTCTGGATGCGTTTTTGATTCGTTATTGACGACTTTTCGATAAATTCCGCTGAAATCGTACTTTAAGATTTCGTCAATTGCTCTTTCAATCTCGATTTCGTTCTCTTCATCAGTAAACTGATCCGAAGTTCGTGCGATTCTAGCCAGATAGGAGCTACAATTGTAACCCATTGTCATATCATACAAATACCAAGAGTCAAAGTTCTCAAAAGGATTGTATGGATTGTCAAACGTTGTTAATGCACATCTTCTACTCACGATACAATCACTCCTTTCCTCTTAAATATTTGCTAACAGTAGAAGAAGAAACGCCAAGCATTTCAGCAATCTGAGAAGTTGTATAACCAGAATTTTGATAAGCTTTCATTCTAGCTACTTTAGCTTGACTCATCGTTGTCGTTGTTCTTGGCGTTGCTCTTTGTCTAAGTTCGTCTGAATCAACATGATTTATAATTTGACTCAGTTTGTTTTCAGAAATTGCACCGGCTTGGATAGCTTCCCATTCTCTATCATCCAGCTTGATAGGTGTGCGTTTCGCATCAACCGCAGCTCTGGCTTTACTTAGAGCTTGCTGACTCGCTTTTTTAAGCTCTCCTTTACTTATCTCGGGGTTGTCTTGTTTCTTGGCCCGTACTTCTGCATTGGCTATAACCTGGGCTATACGCTCTCTAGGAGCATTCTTGAGTGCCAGGTTCAGCTTTGACTCTAGGGATTGAGTCTCTGCTAAGTATTTGGCCTTAGCAGCAGAGGAATACTGTATTCTACCCGTAGATACCATCTCTTTACGAGCTTTATTAGCAAGCGCCTTTACTCTGTTGGCATAGTCCGCATAGAGCTCCTCCTGTGCGGTACCAGAGGACAGTTCATGTGCATCCTTAACCTCTGCCATCTTTGTACTTTTCTGTGTACGAACTTTTGTCTTTCCTGTTTTGGGGTCAACATATTCTTCATACACTTCTTTCCAAGACTGCTCCCCCGTCTTCTTATCTATGATAGGGGACCCCTTCCTCTTAAGTACCTGCGTTTCAGAGGAAGAACGGGAGATCAGAGTAGCAGCACCTTCGTGGTATCTACCATCTTTGTCATAGCTGCCTTGCCATTTCTTTTTGAGTGCAGCAATGTCATTGTCGATCTCACTCTGCTTATAATCAAGCTTGTGTTTCTCTGCATCGATAACAACCATAGAGTGCCGAACAGCCTTTGCAATCTCTTCCTGGTTGGCACCTTTCAAAGTCATATCTGTAATCAGATTAGAAACCTTACCCATTTCAGTCTGAGTATTCTTCATCACTTTGAATGTGCCCTCCGGTTTTCCACCGTATTTCAGCTTAGGATCAAATCCTTCCAACCCCTTAAGCGGAGGCTCGGCCGCAATCTTAACATTCTTACCAGTAGGGATAACCATTACAGTATCGCCGTCAAAGTCTGCACCAGAAAGCTGAGCAGCGACTTTACCATTGATACCAACGGCATCGATTGGATTCTTACCGATGACTTTAACTGCGTCCTTCTGTCGATTGTTCACGGTTAAGATTGGAATCTCGAATCTACCACCATGAGGATACCGAACTAAAGCAACCTGTTCACCATCTTTATAGTTAGGTGCATATACTTCGGTATCTTTCATAGATGGAATAGGAAGAATAACCTGATACTTCTGACGTGGCAGAGCTGCTGCTTTAAGATGTACAGCTGCTGCATCGCAGTCATCAGCAAAAGATTTTAACATGGCCTTCTTTACAGTAGGATTAGTAAGAGCACAGATCTCATCGAATTCAGCTTGCTTATCAGCAGCAGACATGTTTAACTGCTTCTTGATGAGGGGGAGTGGCTGCTTCGATAAGAACTGAGAAGACAGATGGTCTGACCAAGACCCCCAGT